AACCGCTCTCACCATGTTACTGTTGCACTTGTTGTTGCTGAAGTTGCCATTACTAAAGTGCACGCTCCAGCTGCCGTTCTGACTGCCCTCAACGCTACTCCAAACCCAAGTTTCATCAGAATCTTCTGTAGGAAGTAAACATTCATCGGGACATCCAATTTCTTTCATTGCTTTGTTTATCTCATCACGATATGCGCAAAGAACTCCTAGCTCCATCAAACATGGCAAATACCACTGGAGACCACCTTTTTGATAGTTCCAGCAACGTTTGGCGGCAGTCATTCCATCAATATCGGTTTGTGCTTCTACGATACGTTTGGTTAGATCAAGTCCAGAGAAAGTTTGCATAGCAACAGATTCATTCTGCTCTTCAGTCAAGACCCTACCAGTGTTTCCCCATCGTTCTTTCCAGGTGTCAAACGCCAAAATACGGCTCATAAATTCTGTTGTTACGATAATGCCAATAGCATTAGTATAATTCATACCTCTTGCTCTGAAATCTGCGATTTCATACTGTTTCTTGTCGGCTCCTAAAACCGAAATAGAATACTTTTCCATACTTGTAAATTATTATTAATATTGATTTTAGAACCACACCAATAGTCTTGGAGTCTTCCAATAAAAATTGAATACTGGGAATATCTCTTTAAGTGTGGTAGTTATTTTTCCTGTAATATTTTTCACATGTCTAATTCGCAAATGGTTAGCTGTTACGATATAGTCTATTCCTGATTGTAACCCTATTTGCGAAAGAAGCGATTTCAAGAATATTTTTATATGTTGCTTTGCATCAGTAATTGAACGATAGTCGAAATCAATGTTAGCTACATACTTGATACGCTTGCGTTTCATTTATTTTTCAGCTTGTTATTAAATTTGATCTTTCCATTTCTGTATAAATCAATTTTCTTTTTTCGATACTTCCGTTTTAACTCTGTCCAATATTCTGTTGGATATTGTTTAGAGTGCTTGCGAACAGGAGGAGATAGTATAGATTGTATAAGCCGCTTGCTAACATTGAACATAGCAGCCAACCTTCTTTGGCTATATCCTTCACGGGCCAAAATTTGAATAGCCTGACGTTGTTCTGGGGACAACTTAGCGCGGCCATCAAACTTGGTTCCTGCCAACTTGATATTCTCAATTTTCAATGGCATATTTATTACTGTTTTAATGTGAATAGATTTTATAGTTTTATATGGTGTGAATAGTTGTCCACTTTAACCATTGTTTAACACAAAAGGCTGCTCTATTTTATTAGAACAGCCTTTGCTTTACAGACATCACTTTAACTATGGTCGATTGTACCTTAGTCCGTCTGTATGAATAAACCATTTCTTCAAACTTCCGTCTGACTTCTGAACTTTCTCAATATCCACTGTTAACCAATGAATAGCTCCCTCACCGAACTTGATTTCCCTTTTGGTCGGGTGTCTCCAATAATCAATCGTCTTTTTGTGCCCCATATTAATCATCATTTATTGCCACTGATTTTACCTTGTCTGTGACAGGCATGTACTCTATAAGATAAGCAAGGTGTCCGGGGGCAATATCTTCCGGCTCAATATCTACCCGGTTTCCCCATTCATTATCATAAGTCAATAATCCAATACAACCATCATCCAGCCATGCTTTATGAACCACAACGTCCATAGGACCGTCATTTGAATTAACCATAATTATAGGCGGTTCATATAATTGTTCCTCATCGTTTTCATCATCAATCCAGACAAATTCTCCACCATGAGCTTCCAATGCTAAATGTAATTCTCTAGCTTCCATTTTTCTAATTTTATCACACATGGCGTAAAAATTAGAATGTTCCATATATTCCATGATAATTCAATATTTTATGACCTACAAACACAAATATATTCTCCGGCAATTTTATATTCCTCATAGCGTCCATCCCAATGATTTAGCACAGAGCACCAACCATCCTCATTTATGATTGAATCCAACCAATCACTCAATGAATCAGTAGTTCTTTGAGCCGCCACAGATTCACGCCATAAATACGCATATTCATCATCTTTATGTACTATATCATTAGCTATATTGGTCAGTTCATCTTCCGTGCCAATATAATAATCAATACCATTTGCACAGTATAGTTGTTCACCATAGGAACATTCTTCAAATGTATCATTCAAATCACCGAATGTACATCCCAAATGTACTCCCAATGCAACAAAGCGTTTGGCTTCATCTTCGTCACATTCACGTAAATCCATTACTTGCTGGATGATTTCTTTTGTGGCAATAAACCCTTCTTTACCCATGTCAAAAACCGCTTCCAGTTCTTCTGTTAACGCAGTTTCTTCTTCTTCAACAAGGTCACAAATATTATTTATGATCTCTTCAATATTATCTGGAAGCGGACTGTATAACCAGCCATTACCATATTTATATCCATTATCTACATATAAGCCTTTTATAGCAAGAAAGAAACATTTTACGTTGTAGTCTGAAGATGTATGGAAGTATTTGTTTGACAATCCAAGGATATATTGAATGGGATTATTCCTCATTTTCTCATAAAGCACATTTCTCACCTGTATTATAGCCGCGTCACTAATATTAAAATTCTTAACAAGAATCTGAAAAGAAATATCATCAAACTGTTCACGGTAATGCTCATTATATGTTTTAAACAACTCCACAAAGTAATTGTAGTCGTTAACATATTGCTCACCGTTTAAATATTCATCTTGACGAACTGTACCGCCAGACATACCACCTAGATGATATTTGTTCCAAAATTCCAAAAGTTTCTTTTGTCCTTCTGTACGAGGATTTATATGATCGTAGCATTGCCCAGCACTCATACCACCAGCCCCACATACCGAAACGCTGAAACTTTGTTTAAATTTTTGCAATGTTTCACGGTTTATACGAGTAGATTCTTCTTTATAAACCTCAAAATCTACAGTCCAACTGTTTTTATTTTGGTCCCGAAATTGGACGGAACGTTTGAATATTATATCGTTTCTCATAATCAATCTTTCTAATTTTATTTTCATAAATCAGAGGAAATGTACCTAAACTGGTTTATGAAAACTGCCTTGATTAAGTTATTTACGCCATTCCTTCATTTTAGCAACCACATCAATGTTGTTGTCATCCAGCGTTTTCTTCAACATACCAATCAAACGCCAACCTTCTCTATTCTCGTACAACTTTGCCTTCTTATTCAAAAAAGCAAGGGACGCGTTTTTACTTAATGTTTTTCCATTGTCATCAATGATAACGCAATTATGAAAACGAATCATGTTCTGCATTGTAAAGAACGCTCCAGCTCCTTTGTAAGCATCTAGCCATGCTGCATTTTGAGGAGTACCCCAATGCATTTTGATACGCCTTTTATTGAACTCCTGCACCGAATGCCAAAGTTCATAAGTGTTTTCGGCATGTTGTATTTTATGTACTGCAAACAACAATGGCTTGATTACTTTTTTATCAAAATCATCAACGAAAATGTTTTGGCCGTTGATACGTTTATACGGTACCCCTTTACATTTTCTCAATTTCAACTTCTCAAATCTCTTTTTGAGTTTCTCGATATAGTCTTTTGCCATATCTAATACCACTCTTTTGTTGAACCAGCGATTTCGATCTCTGAAATTATCGACATCACCATTCTGCATCATTTTGTGCTGGGCGTACAACTCGTTATTTAGCATCTTCCACTGATATTCATATCCCATATTACGAATCACCTCTGAAACTCCAATCGGCTTATAAGCACCGTGGGTATTGGTAGTTATATAAATTATGCGGAACATCTGTGCCATTACCCAACGTCTGAATAATTGCCGATTAGGAATTGTGCCTTGAATTATAATGGCCCGGAAGATTGGATCATCTTCTTCCAAGATACTAATGACACCATCTCTTTTTGAGGCTATAAACTCCAAACCATCTGCACTTTGCATTGCAAAAAGCTCACTAACATCAACACCAGCTTTCTTTAGAGCTTCAATACGCTCCTTAGCTTTGGTTTGATTAGCTGTAAGCGTAAACTCGGTACCACACTCAGGACATTCAAATTTTAACTGTTTCATAACTTATTAATAATTTAATTTTTAGTCTGATTATTTATTTCTCTACTGTAACCCAGTTTTTGAGAATTACTAAATCTCTGTCTTTGTTGCTTTGCCAAAACCATTTACCCATTTTATTAGCGTCCCAACCTATACCCAATATTATTTGACAGAGAATGTATAATTCCAATTCGACTTGTGCTATATCTCGACCAACTCCAAACAACATGTCTTCATCCTCTAAATCTTTATCAGACAAAGCCTTAAAGTATTTTCGGCTTTTACATTCACTCATTGTTGATGGGATAGAATGTTTATATCGAGTATATAAATGCTCTACATTAGACAGAAACTCATCAAGAGAAGCGCATAATTCCACACCTAAGTCTCCCTCATACTGCGAATTCTGTATAATATATTGGCCATTAAGTTTGAAACTTCGTGTTTTAAAATCTACTTTAAACTTGGTTCCCTTCTCTACAGCCTGTATTGATTCTTGATAAATATTTTTCATAATGTTTACTTTTGATTTTATACTCAAACCTTTGACACATTTCTTTAAAAGTCTGATACTAACATCCAGAATACGCCGGAATATAGGTTTATAAAACCGTAGATGCCGGCGTAATTGTCGGATAGTTGTTAAACGCAAGGTTCTTGTATAAATGAAAGTTGTGTTACTTATAAAACAGCCCCCATTTAGCGTGACACATGTCTATATGCTTATGATATATACTGTATCAAGTAAGATACCCGCGTAATCCTAGGTCATACATAGGATGACCGTCATCACGCGGACATCATATCTTGTCCAGTATGTTAAATTACTAAATCTCAGACTGTAAACTTTGTGTTAAGTAATAAGTTGTAATTCTCAAAAATATTGGCACATTTCTATACTTATTCGATTTAGAGCTGGTGTGATCAGGAACGGACCAGGACAATTAGTACTCGGTCCTTCCTGATATATAACCAGCTATATAAATGATATTTCTTGAATTACATATCTGTGCTAAATAGTTATCCTCATAATACTGATACATTACTTTACCCAATAGATGTATTCCGGTTGGATATTCCTGGAGCAGATGAGTTATCGACTCATAGATCCAGGAAGCTGCTCACCGGAACAGTAAACAAATGTATTCCTTGGATAACTTCGAATGTATTTCGCTTATTTTACAAGTCCTCAAATGAATGGCACATCACTTTACTCTCATGATAATTATAAATATGACCTGATCGAGAACCTGAGGTGAGAGGCTATACAGCCTTGTAACCTCCGGTGAACGATCAATAGTTCATACTTTAGAATATGAAATTTTCTTCTTGAACTTGCCTGCTGTGCTGCTTTATAAACCCTCATAACAATCGACACATTTCTTTATCTTCATTGATATAATCCAGATGGATTATAATGGCCTGGAGGGGAATACTGAAGGCTATAAAGCCTTCAAGGATACTCTCTCTGGCCTTATATATAATCTGGATATTAAACACTTATTCCTTGGGTTTATTTACTGTGTGTTCAGATTGTAGCTACAATATTGCCACTAAAGTATTGTACGCTGCTCTTCTGGTCAAAATAGCATTCTGCATACAACCTATTGTCAAATAACCTTCAATTTCTTTACTTTTAGATTTATTTCGATTAGCCTTTACGTTCCGACCAATGCCTCTAACAACACAACCATCCGGCTTATCCTTAACATAGCCAAGACCACCAACTTTATGTTTCCCAGTTTCAACGGCTCTAAGGCAATCCATTACGAATTTATTCAATTCATTAATATCAACCCGAACATTACATACTGGAAGGGTCTGAGTCGCCCAACTATATTCTCCATTACCTTTATATAAATATCGGTTAACCGAATCCACAGCCTTCTTCAACGTAATACCACGTTTTCTGATGGTTCTTGATTCTATTTCTTTCTGGAAGGTTTTAAGACGATTGGGAGAGAAAGAAATCATACTTCCCTTAATGCTGAAACCTAGAAATTTGAACCACTTGTCCATAGTCAGGTACTCTACTTTCTTGGGATTCAAATTCATTGATTTTTCGGCCAATCTCTTTTGTAAAATGGTCATAGCCTTTTCATAGTCCGGACCAACGAACAGCATATCATCCGAATACCTTACGTAAAACCCATTCAATTGGGACAGTTCATCATCCAGGCTATATAGCAACACGTTGGCTAACCAGCTTGCTACTGCGCATCCTTGTTTAAGTGATTGATATTTCTCATGCAGTTCGTTGTTCTCATCGAAATACAATCCGCAATGATAGTATTTTCTTAATACATCAATTAACACAGAATGACCATACTTAGCTTCCACCTTATCAAAGGCTGCGTCAATAAACTGAATGGGAACACTGTCAAAATATTTACTTAAATCAGACTTCCAGCCCACAAAGCCATCGCTTTTCATGTCAACTATTGTGTGACTTACTTCCAGAACCACTTTACCGCAACCAATACCGGCCTGATAAGATTTACAAGCAGGATGAATCATCTCTGGCATTAAATCAAATAGCAAATCGTTCGCGATGCTTAGGATTATACGGTCAATAGGTTCGTTGACATATACAGTACGAAACTCTCCGTTATCTTTCGGGATTTGTGCAATATGTGGTGGTGTTATTTGATATTTACCATTCAACATAGCTTCTGCCATGCGAATTCTGGTTGGTTCTTCTGTCAGTTTGATAAGTTCGCTCTTCCGAATATCCTTCAGAACGCCTTTCTCAATTGCTTTTGTCCATCTATTAATGTCGAAGAACATTGTAAGAATCTTATCTTTCATTTTATATCTCCTTTCTTTTTGAGTTGTTCCTTATATCTCCTGTGCTCACGAATTGTTGCTGCCCATTCTGCTTTTGTAGGTTTGTATCGCCCTTCTGCTTTACGTTGTTTTAAACTCTCTTTATTTTTCAAATATTTGTCTGGGCAACAAATAAATTGAATAAGACGCTTGCTCACTCCAAATATTTTAGCAAGTTTAGAGTAACTGATTAATTGCTTTTCTCTCAACCATTTTATATATTCTTTTTGGTCTGGAGTGAGCTTTATTCGTCTATCATATTGGGTTCCAGCGATACGAATCTTTTCTGATTTATACGGCATCGTTTTTAGGATACATTAAATCATCGTGTAAATTGTTAGGACATCGTTCATCAAACCAATGCCAAACATCAATCTTTGAGGTTCCGGTCGGGAAGTTGAGAAAGTCTTCTTCAATCTCATCATCGTTATTGATCGGGATGTCTCCAAACATTTCCCATAATTCTGAAAGGGTGCATAATTCTACATGCTCTTCACAAATATTACACCAGCAATCTTCTTCCTCAACTGAATCATTATAGCTGATTTCATCTGTATTTGGATTTACCCATGCTCTTTCTTCAACATTATTACTTCCACATTTGGAGCAATACAATGTGTCTAATGACCTTATCCCCTTCTTTTTAAACACTATGTCAAACTGTTTGAGATTTGAAAGTTCGATGAGAACCATTTCTGTAATAAAGGCTCTCATCTTATTAATCTGTTCATCTGATGATATTCCCCATATATTAGCCGCAGCTTGTACTGCATTTTGCATGGAAAAACAGATTTGAGTCCAATCATCATACTCTTTTTTATCTTCGAGAATTTCATGAATTAGCTTTTGGGCTTTCTCAATGTACTCTTGGTTGAATGATTTTGATGTTTTCATATAACTTCACAATTAGTTTAATTTATTATACCATTCTGTTTCAGCAGCATTTGCTTCACGATACAGCATATATACACCACCAATAGTTGAGTTGTAAATAAGAGTGTATCCATCCTTTTGATGTACTGAATCAGTGCCATTATTCACCCACCTTGGTTCTTCGCTGCAAATATCATCGTCAGTCCATTCATCGCTATCCCATTGCTTCAGATAATCAATAACAGCTTTTCCATTCGCATCGGTAAAAACAGTCCCATACCCTTTACCATCGTACAGTTTATCACATTCGTCCAGCATGTCTCCGTACTGGACATCAATGACAATTCTATAAAGCTTTTGATTTCCCATTGAACTTAAATGCGGCATAACTATCTTTTCTTATTACGTTTACGATCTCTTCTTATTTGTTTCTTATTGCGTCCATTTTTAGTGGACGAACCTTTATATGTAGGAGGAACCCGTCTCCACGGAGTCGATTTCTCTTCATAGTCTTCTATTCTTTCAAAATAGACCGTAGGTGGATTTTCAAATAATATCATATTCATTTTTATTCTTTATTGAATTAAAATCGTTCTATCAAATCTCTGTTCATCAATCAATTCAGGAACACCCGAAGTTAAATCCCAAAGCCGGTATTCCTCAAACATTCGAGTTTCCGGATTCATCTTTAGTGTCAATCTTCCAATCTTTATAGTTGTTTCCTTTTTTGGAAAAAACACATCAGTACCTCGAATAGTAAGTCCCCATCGGGTAATGGCTTTTGTTTTTGGCTCAAACATATTGGCTCCTTTCTTATTTATATTATCTTTATTATTACTTTTGCAGAAAAAATATCATGAAAAACATTAATTTTATATCAACTATTCTCGGGCTTGTATTTCCTGTCATTGGAATCTTATTAACTGTTTTATATAAAAGTGACAATAGGATAACGGTACTTTTTTTTATTTTATTTTTACTTTACGAAATACCTATACTGATTAAAAGATTTCTATTCTATAAGAAAGAGAGAGTAAACCCCAATTTGAAAAATCTTATTAGAACTGAGTATTCAATGAGTATTTTTTCTTTTTGGGTTTATTCGATTTTAGGATTACTAATTGTCGCCTTTGCAATTATCTATCTATTGCATGTTTCTCTTGAAATACACTACCCTGGCTTTATACAAAGGATGGTTAATTCGTTAGAAAATTATTAATAATATTCAACTTGTACGGATTTGAGGGTTAATACTTCTTTCCGTGCATCTTTTCACGGAGTTCGTTATACTTCATTTTCTGCTCGATGTGCCAAAGCAGGTCTATATCTAAGTGCTTGGCAAGCCCGAAGATTGATAGTATCATATCATTCACGGCTGTAGGAAAATCAAATATTCCGTCATATCTAACAGGAAGTGTAGAGATGGAATAGATTGATTCGGTGAAAGTTTCGTCTTTACAGGCTTCTGCCATATCTTCAATACAGTCATCAATATCTCCGTTGGCAAGTTCAAGGTTTATTCCTCGAAGTCCTGCAAGATCAAGCAAGCGGATAACAGCATCAGCTAATTCTTCTTCGATTGAACCTTTAATGGTTTCGTTATATGCAACTTCGTAACCGCGCTCTTTGGGAATATCTGGGTCTAACCCTTGACAAATGCGACTGTTAGCAATCTTCTTATTATACCAATCAACATTGGCTCGTTTACCTTTTCTATCAGCTTCCACAGCTTTCATGAGTTCGGATATTACAAGGCAAAAACAATGTTCGTTACTCAATTCTTGATCGTGGAAGCCGTGCTCACAAGCGGTTTTATATGCCCCATCACGAAGGGCGTTCAAATCTATTTTACTCATATCCTATTCTGATTTGAGGGTTATTTAATTCTCTTATTTCAATTTCTGCTTACCGAAGTAAAACCCAAAGCATAGCCATTCAAACTCAAATTCATGGTTGTGTAAATTGATATTTATTGCCGGCAACAATGCCCAAAACTGAACATCAAAGTCAATATCTATTTTAAAAGTCCTTCTATTCATATCTTATTTGTTTTATACTATTAATATTATCCTTTTTTCTATACGAAGTAAGTTGTGATTTGTGTCAGGGGCAAGCCATACAAGATACCATTCCCCTTTTATAAATCCTTTCCACATTTTACCTTCGTATCTTCCTGTAGGTATTGAAGTCGAATATTCTTTCAGCCCCTTAAACGTTTGTTCGCTCATAAGTGCATGGGTATCGTCCAATTCAATAAATCTTCTGTGAGGTTGTTGCCAATGTTTCCCTAATGGATCAGTAATTGGCGGTATTATCTGTTCTCCGTTCATTTCTTGACCACTTAAAATTACCAAATCCTGATATCATAGTCTCTAAAATAATCTTCCAGTTCTTTTAGTCCTTCCAAACTGTGCAGTCCACCCTCGCCAACTACTTCAATATCAACAGATATTTCATAGTCTGTTTTAATACTTACCTTTGAGTTATTGAAAATTTTTCTCACGTATTCTAAAATGCTCGAAGAATCAGTACCATTTTTTACTATATTGAGTATCATCGCTTTATAGATTTAAGATTGTTGGTTTTCAAACTCCATATAAAGGAACTCTGATATATTTGACTGGAAATTATAGGATATTCCCCATGTTCCAAAAGTTTCAAAGAACCAGTCAACAAGAAAGTCTCGGTCCTCGTTAGCTTGTTCGCTGTCTTCACCGGCATCTAATCTAGCGATCATAGCATTTACAAGAGGCGTATCGTATGTAACCTCTCCATAAATATGATAAGGGTAGTCATAATCAATGTTATTGAAATTACCACAAATCCTGTGGTCTGGATTATGCAAGTATTTCTTCATATCAGAATTAAATTGCCAAGCCATTACATTGCTGTAATCTTCCAGATATTCATCCGAAAAGTTCTCCATGATAAAATCTTTATTTTCATCATCAACCATGCTTTCACGTGCATCTTTGAGAATTTGACAAAGGCGTGTCGCCATATTGTCAATATTTATATACTTCTTTTCTTCCATTTTACTACTTTATTTGAAGTTGAAGATTATCATTACCATAAGAATACATCATTACAGAAGCTCCACAAGGAGCATTTTTACCAGCATGGAAACATCTCACACCTATTTCACGAAGTTTCTGAAAAGCATCAAATGATTGATTTTCGTTTGGAAAATGCAAATCAATAGAACTACCAATATCTACATGCTGTACCTGCAAGGATACTTTGTTTTTGTGATTTAAGACTATTACATCCATATTATTCATCGTTTTCTTGTTCACGTCTATATTGTCTGTATCTATCGTATGCTTTAAATGTCTCTGCTATAGTTTCAGAGAGATCATCAAATTTTAGAGGAGTAATTTTTGCAAAATATGCAATCCCTTTAGTTGTATAACAACAATTTGTTACAAGTCTATCTGGAGTGCCAAACAAACCACGAACTTTAAATCGGTCATCTGATCTTACTTGGAAATGTTCTGACAACACCTTCAATGTTTCATTACCAGCTTTGACTGCTTCTTCCAAAGTATCAAATATACCTATGGCAATTGTCTTACTACAAGAAGTAGCTGGGCAGCTACCTATCGGTCTGTCATGATAACGAAATTCTATTTCTAACAATTCCTTTTGCATATTTCCTTTTGTTTTTATTATCGAATAGTTTTTTGATGGTGTCCATAGTTGTCCACTTTTTGAATATTAACTCGCTTTAACTTTAAAGGAAAAGGCGCAACCAGAACAATAACATTCTGATCGCGCCACCCTTCAAACAAAAACATGTCGAACAACACACATGGAAACAACAAATATATGTAGTGTTCCGGGAATCGAACCCGGATTTCTACCATAACACTTTACTCGTGCTTACGATACTCTTTCACTTGTTCAATATCATCCATATTGTTCCACCAATTTGAAAAGTCATAGTAAACAAGATCTTCATCGAATTCTTCTTCCCCATCTTCATCTGTAGAAATATAGTCTTCTCTGTCAAGGCTGGCTATATTAATCATATCTTCGGTGTCTGTGATACCATCAAACCAATCTTGCGCTTCTTTCACATCATCTTCGTTAACGCCTGCATCAAAATGTTCTCCATCCTTGTATCCAAGCCAGTCTGCAATTGTATCAAAGTCAAACCAAAAGAAATTATTTATGTCATCATCGGTCCAACCACTTTCAGGAGCAGCACTCTCCATTATGGATTCAATTTTATCCAGTTGTTCATCGGTACAGTTCTTTGCCCGATCCTCACCCCCACTCCAAAATTTGAAATCTCGAAGTGAAATTTCTGATATAACTTTCATAGTTCGTTTGCTTTTAAAAGTTCCTTAGCAACTCTTCCTACCCGCAGCAAGTATTCATTCCAGACTCTCCCATCAGAGATTCTGTTCTGAACAACAGCACTATAACCGCATTTAATATTCAATTCTCTCACATCATAAGGGGAAACAAGCATACCTCCATGTTGTGCCAAGTTATAATCCGGTTCTTTAGGAAATGATTTTATATACCTCTTAATAATTTGAATACTCTCTTGCTTATCCTTTCCTTTGGATAACAATAGTTTCTCAATACTATTCATAACAGCATTGAGATTAGGATTTACTGAATACTTCATATTACAACAGTTTTATGTATGAATACTCCAACGTCTTTCAGTCGCATTTGGGGACATAATTATCCCGCCGCAAATTTTGCGTTTGCCATTTACCACCTCAGAGAATCCAAAGCTATTTTTCGCAAAATCACCATATATTTCAATATGTTGGTTAACGGCAAATCTCACCCATTTTTGTAGACTTTTCAAGCAATCTTCAAAACTTGAATCTTGCAATTCCGAAGCAATATTCTTGACCTCTTTTACACGCTCTGATATTTCTGGGGACATTTTAAATTCCAATGGTTTGTTTATGGCTGCATACTCTTCAGGGTATTGAATGGAAAGTTGATGTATCCGGCTTCCCCAGATATTATTGAATATTGAAATAACCTTATCCTTGGATACTTTCTGAAGCTGTGCTCCATCCCAATAAAAATACTTATTATAGTCCAAATCGTCCCAATAAACAATACTTGCTATTATCGCAAGAGAATCTTTCATAATTGCAAACCGGTTACTTTCTGACGAAAAAAGACTTTCTACACTGGGGCCAATAAAACACAGATGTGTTCCGTGTGTGCGCACTAACCAAAAAAATGGCTCATTAGTCTTTTCAAGAGTTTTCAAATCATACTTCTCGAAATCAGAGATGCACAATTTAGTATCGTATAACTCTTTGCGCATTTGTTCGATAATTTCTGGTATCATACTTCTTTATTTTAATTTTCACTTTTTATCAATCTCCCAGTATAACCACGGTATTCAAGCAATGTCACAATAAGATGATC